TTAACGGAATGTCGCTTTCCCACTGTGCTGTTTCGCTGATTAAAGACATATCAGTCCCCGGAATATTGATAATTTTCGTCGTAATGCGCAGTGGCATCGTAATAAATACTGTCATCCGGTTTATATCCCGGCGGATAAACGGTAATCACATCACCATCAAAAACGGCGGCACCAATATTTGCCGGGCCAGAAGTTGATGCCGATAACGTCAACTGCGATATATGGCGACTGACTGGCTTCGCATCGCCAATAATCCGCTCAAGCTCGTAAATCATCGACTCCGTGATGCCGATTTCATTCAGATCGATCTCAAGACGAAACGTCCCGGCGGGGTCGGCCACCTCCCACCATTCCTCAAGGGTCATTGAGTAACCCAGCCCCTCGATCACCCGCTTAACTGCCGCCACCGTACCTTTGCGCTGATGGATCCAGAACGCATCGCTGACCGCCTGCCGCTTAGCGGTTTCTGTCCAGGTTTCCTCCCATCGGTCAACGGAGAAAGCCCAGGCCAGATACGGCAGAAACTTTGCCGGGCATTTCCACGGATTCCACAGGTCACGCAGCGGCACGTTTAAGTCGCTGATGCCAGAACAGGCTTGCGCCAGCCTGCGCTCCAGTGCAGACGACCCCGGCGGTAACAGGCTGCTAGTCATCAGAGCCACCAATTTCTGCTTTAAAATCGGTGCAATATGACGCCTGCGTTTTATCTAACACCATGTCCGCCAGGGGCTTCATCAGCTCAACGCGCTGGACGCCCTGAACATGCAGAGCGGCATAGATCGCAGACAACCGCACGTCACGCCCCAGGCGACGCTGCTCGTTGATATATGCCGTACCCTGCGCTTTCGCGGCCGCCAGGATGGGTTCCTTTGCCGGGCCGGGATAGACATAAAGAACCGCATCAATTTCATAGGGGACAATCTCAGCAGATCGGACACTCACCCGATCCGCCACCGGCCGTACAGCCTCATCATTCAGGGCCTCACCGACGACCTGCAGTAAGTCTTCCGGCGCAGTACCATCGCCGTCACGGGCCAGAATAGTCACCACGACTTCCGCCGGTGACGGGCTGAATGCCGACGCGTCCGCCACCCGACCATCCGAGCTAAGCGCGTGATATTCATAAGCACCGACTGGACCGGCAACGCTCATCCCCTCAAAGGCTGCCGGGATGCGCTGGCGATAATCCGCGTCAGATTCCATTACTGCCTCCGTGGGCGGCGTTGTGGTGTCATCTGCAGCCGTAATCACCCGGCGCTGTACGTTGTTATTCGCGCCTAAATTGTCCAGGTCATCCCCGCCGGAATAGGCCACCATCACGGCTTTAGCCGCCTCGTTAATCCGCTGGCGCAGCAGCAGCTCCCGGTACACATTTTCCTGCAGCATTTTCACCACCGGCTCAGATTCAAGCGCTAAGGTGCGGGCCACGGCCTCCTGTTCTTCTGCCGGAAATAACGCGACAAATTCAGCCTTGCGCTCAGTCAGCAAGGTTTCAAAATCCGGCACATCCACAATTTGCGGCGGCGGCAGCTGGGAAAGGTCAATAACGGCCATTGTCTGCTCCTGTCGATACGGAAAGGGACACGGGCACGCCGTCATTACGCTGGCCTGCCAGCTCAATAACCATTGCACCATCCATGCTGCTGCTGTTAACCGTGATGGTGTCCAGCTGCAGCCGCGGCTCCCAGCGCCGCAGCGCCACATACACCGCAGCCATGATCTGCAGGCGCAGCGCCGGGTTTTGCGGCTGGTCAATGAGCGCTGAAAGCAGGGAACCATACTCCCGGCGCGCAAGCCGGCTCCCTTGCGGGGTCAGCAAAATGTCACGCACCGACTGGCGCAGGTGGTCAGTTTCCGTTATGGCTCTGCCGGTATCGCGGCTCATCCCGATATAGAGCGTCAAAATGGATCTCCCGTCGTTCCGCCACTGTCGCCAGGGTGTTTATGCTTATCAGCAACGACGCCGTTTGATGTCATCGCGCCGCCGCCGTGGGTCACATCGCCGTTCAGGATCACGTTGCTGTTAATACGGGTGGTGTCAGCCTCGATCACAAACTCACCGGTTTTGCAGGAGACAACCTGCGAAGACTCAATCAGCACGCTTTTCACGCCGCGAATAATCCAGCGCCCGGTGGCGGGGTCGTATTCGAACCAGCCACCATCCTCGTATGCGGTCACGTCCGCACTTTCAGAGTCTGACGGCGGCGGGCAGGCGTTGGAGTAGATGGCCGGAAGCGCAAAGGCTGTTTCCAGATTGCCGCCCAGGCTGAACAGCACCACCTGCTCCCCTGGAGACGGGCACCACCAGGTGCTTGATTTACCTGCACGGTAGGTCAGCCAGTTAATCCAGTTGGTTTCGAGGTCGCCCGTTTTCACCCGGCACAGCCAGCCGTCCCGGTCCACTTCGGTCACAATGCCGGTGCGGATCAGATTGGTGATAAGGCGCATGATTTCGGTTAGTTGTGCATTCATGTAGACGATACTTACATAAACATTTATCTTGGGGCACCGGCGTCGGAGTGTATGATTGACGATACAATGGCTAATTTTTAAGTAAGGATGAGATATGACACCTTTAGGCGTGTATGGATATATATTTACTAAAGAGATGACATTTGACGGTGGAACATTAACCCCTCGATTCAATAACCTCACCGATCTTAAGAATAAAAAATGCAATGGAGAATCTTATATACTTACAGGTTTTTTTACTCCTAACCCGAAGAATAAAAACAATATTTCTCAACTTCTTTTCGATCTTTCAGCAGTTCTAAGCTTCATTGAACAAAAGAATGTAATCATAGCCCACTCGCTCAAAGAGGATGAAACCCCTTCAACATTCGGCGACGACTTCCCCACCAGTTTAGATATAAAACGAAAGCGTGGCCCAGGACAAATAATAATGGAAGACTGTTTTTCCAAACACGGAAGATCAGAATTCATTCGATTAGCTATTAACAAATTAAGTGATAATATCACGGCGGATCAAAACCCATTTAGAACAGCTTTCTTCAAATCCATGCTTTCTTTTAGAGAAAACATAAATTATGTTGATGTAAATTATTACCTATCTTTCTCTGCACTTGAATCGTTGTGTAGATATATACAAGATGATTATAAATCACCCAAAACTCCACAAATAATAACAACAACGCTGCAAAACTATGGTTTCAATGTTTCAAAAAAAGATAATGCTTTACCACAAAGAAATATCATGCATTATTGCGCACTTCGCAACTCACTGTTTCATAAAGGTGATTACATTGCATATACGAAAAATGATGATCCGGACAGCATCATATATTTAAAAAATTATTCATCCTCCCTATGCCTCCTTCTTTCTTTGTTTATAATGAAATATATAGGATTTGATGATAATTATATCAACTGGGACTCATGGATTGATCGACAACCATTCATTAGCAGATAGAAATAGTATGTATGAACTTATATTTTAATCCAATCCAATAATGTCTCGCGTATGATGGCCTCTGTCTCATCATTGATACCGAGCAACCGGCGCTCTGCATATTTGACTTCCGGACCTTTACGGCTGACCCGATCACGCAAGCCATAGTGATGCACGCGGGCTATGCGCTGCACACGGCTCTCAAACTCGACGCTTGCCGCGTCCTGGCTGGCGACGGCTTTCAGGTATTTTGTGGTGCGGAGTTTTGCAAACATCTGCCGACGGATGCGGCCCTGTTTCTTTCTGGCCGTCACGCGACGCGGCTCGTAAGCCGTCCCGTCCGGGTTGCGCTGCATCCTGATATTTTTCTGCTGGCTGCGGCGCAGCTGCTGCGCCAGCTCCCGCATCATGTGCTTACGTGCGGCAGGCTCCAGTCCCGCCAGCAACGCATCTAACCAGGCATCAACTTCCTGCAGCTCAGCCACGGCTCACCGCCCACATTTCGTCCGGTTCCGGCACCGCTTCGACGCTGGACACGTCACCGTCAGCGCTGACTATCACACGCTCTGTCAGTTGCAGATTCAGGCTGATATCACAAATATCATTGCGCAAGATATCAACCTCAAACGTAAACAGCTTTTCGCGCAGCTCCGGGTTATGGATAGCATCGGGCTGATTCTCCATCAGCCAGGCCAGCACGGGAGCCATCAGTAATCCCTGTTCGCCGCTGAAATCCACAATCACCACATTCAGGGTGTAACGATACTCCCATGAAAGTGACGCTGCCCCGGTTGCCACCACCGATCCGTTATCAACGAACAAATGCAGCTTATCCGGGTTATCACGGACATATGGCACCGCGTTATTCAGGGCGCGGCGTAAGGATTGAGGCTTGTTCACTGTTTCGCTCCTGACAGGAAATTATCGTGTCCACTTTATCGGCGCAGATCGCCCAGGCCGCCTCCGCTTCATCCAGCGCGGTCAGCAGATCACCGTTAGTGCGTGCCGCCGACTTTTCCAGGCGGCACTGCGTCACTCTGGGACAACCATTCACGGTAAGCAGCACCTCCGGCGAGGGCTGGACGTTCGCGCATCCTGATAATGTCAGGAGGCAAAGGAGTACCAGCCCAGCGGCGCAAATCCTCGTTTTCACGTTTTAGCTCCTCAATCCGGCGCTGACGGCTTCGCAGCAGCACGTTTGTACTTTCTACCGCCGCGTAAAGCCTTGCCTGTTCCCGGTTATTGGTTTCGGACAGGATGGACAGGGCGATCAGCTGGCTGTTCGTTTTTGCCAGTTTTTCGCCTGTCGTTTTCAGATCCCGCCCTTGCCGCTCGATGGTCTGGCTGGCCTCCTTCATCCGCCATGACTGCCAGCCAAGCGCCAGCACTACCAGCGCCAGAATTACCGCCAGCGCCTTCGTCATACCGTCACCGGCTCCGCATCAATAATCTGCGCACGCAGAACCTTAAGCGCGGCCAGCGTCAGCAGATAAAATACCAGGGTGACAACGTGGCCCGTAAAGGCGAGAAAAATCACAAGCAGTGAACACCTGGCCCATCTGATCACCTGGTTTCCTGGCGTACTGAAAAAGCGAGTCAGCGCCTGCTTTGCCTCTCCCCGATGAGTGCCGCCCGCATACCATCCAGCCAGGCAAAGTAGCACAGCTCCCCAGCTCAGCAGGCAGGCTATCCAGGTCAAGGCTGTAACCAGTGCCGGAACAATATTGTTTGGAACAAAGAGACTAAAAATCATCAGCGCCGTGTACAGCACCGAAAATAACCCACCGATCAGTTTCTTTTTCATTTCGTTACGCTCCTTTTAAGCACCAGGACAGCTCCCGCGCGCGGCGGTTGTCCAGCCCCGGATTAAATACGCCTTTGACGTATACCCAGCGCGGCAACTGATAGCAGGCATCGCGCCAGCGCTTCTGATTGATAAACTTCACCATGGTTGAACCGCAGGCATTGCCGGTTCCCACGTTGAAGGCCAGTGATACCAGCGCGTCATAGACGTTCTGCGGTACGCTCACCAGGACACAGCGATCCAGCGCCTTCTCCACCCTTAAAACGTTGGTGATGAAACTCCCGGCGGCCTGCCGTTCCGTGATGGTCTTCCCCGGCACCACGCCGGACGTATTGCCAATGCCATCGGTCCACACCCCCGCATCACACTGATACGGCTGCAGGCGGCAGCCCTCGTAATCGGCTATCAGCTTCAACCCTTCCACTGAGGTATGAAGTTGCTGAAAGCCCGGCAGGGTGGCGGCAATCGCCAGCACCGCCCCTACCAGGCAGCGTTTAACGGTTGAAGGATTCATATTCCCCCTGTGTAATTTTTCCGCCGCGCAGCAGCTGGTAGGTTTTGTGTTTGTAGTACCAGTTGATGGCCAGCATCAGCACGCCAATCAACACACCGCCCACAGTCGACACATCCTTAAGCGATAAATCTCCCATCCATGCCAGCAGTACAGCGATGCAGTACGTGATGAAGGCGCTGATCCGTTCAAGCGTCATATTTCAGTCCCATAACTGGACGGTCTGCACCGTGGAAGTGGTGGCAATATCCGGCAGTTCCACCTGCAGCCCGTGTGGTAAGAACGGGCCGTGCTCAGCCAGCCCCGGATTTGCCTGCAGTACCTGCTCCGTGACGCCCTGCGTGCGTCCGTAATGACGCCAGCAAAGCGCGTCCACGGTGTCACCCTGGTACGCACGCACTTTCATCAGATCAGCTCCACCGTACAGTGAGGCGCATCCTGGACCCGGCTGATTGCCCAGCGAGCATCACGCCACAGGTCGCCGCTGGCCTCCGCCAGCTCATCCCCCCTTTTCACACCGGAGGCCGTGGCGTCGTAGTCCTGGTAACGCTCATTCACCTGCGCACGTGCCCAGCAATAAACAGCGTTGTGGTAGTGGTGAATACGTTCGCTTTTACCGTCCAGCAAGTCCGCCGGTACCTCGGCCAGCGTCATAAATCCCAGCGCCTGCTGGCGCTTGCGGAAGTCGTACAGCTCCGCATTGACCTCTGACATCGCAGACCGGATGAGTTGTCCGAGACGGGGTGACGTCACCGTGCCATCCGTCCGCATCACGCTGCGAAACTCTGATAAATCAACATCGGGCCAGAACGGCGTATTTTTGATAATTTCCGCCTGTTCCGGCGCCTGCTCAGGCGCAACAAACTTCATGCGGGCTTTCTCCTGAAATAGTGGGCGGTGGACGGGGTTTTGATGTGGCAAAAGCCTTTCGCCACCCCGTGCCGCCCGTGCGCGGGGCACGTTCCGTTAACGGCTGTCATTGCGCAATCTGCGCTCCAGCTGCTGCTTTTCTTTTTTGACGCCACAGCGTGGATCAAGCTGCAGCGCATGATTGATGTGATTCAGGGCGGAAGCCGGGCTGGTTTCGGTCAGTACAGCGCCAATCGCTTTATGCAGGCGTGCCCGTGACTGGTCTGGCATATCCTGGCCGTCTGTCAGCTCCAGTGTCTGCAGTAATAACCCGGCATCGAAAGATTCACCTGCCAGCAGAGCGGCCTGCGCAGCGTCTGCCATTTCCTCTGCCAGCACCGTCTGGACGTTACGGTTTCCGATGGGCATCACCCATCCGTGCCGCAGCGCATGACGCCCTGCATCCAGCGCACCGGCATAATCACCGGCATCGATACGCCAGAGCATTACAAACATCACCACGTCATCCTGCCGGGCACCATCAGCAGCCAGCACCCCCTCCACCCAGGCAGAATAACGGGGCAGCAGCTCCACTTTGATTTGGGCTTTCTTCACGGTGGACTGGATACCTTTCAGGCGGCGGCGGTCCTCCGCCAGCTGCATCAGCATCAGGTCATACCCCGTCGCGTGGCGAACATTGCCGCCCTGTCGGGCGGCCTGTTCAGCCTGGACGCGCAGGCGGTGCTGCCGTGCGGGACTCAGGCTCATGCGTTATGCCCCCTCGCCTTCCGGTACAGCTGGCGCGCTGAAATCCCCCATCTGGATGTTTTCGACCAGCGCCGCGCAGCGGTAATCCTCAACCACATACGCTTCATTGACGGACTCGAAATTCTCGATCCGGTCACGTTTCGGGTTATCGATAACAGAACGACGGCGGGTATCTTCCTGCCAGTAAATGGACAGGTTATCCAGGCGGGTGATCAGCAGTGCATTCGCAGGGAAATACGGCGCGCGTACAGCCTGCAGGCCACCCATGCGTTTCTGGCTGATGATCAGATCAGCGGCCAGCTTCTCCGTGTTCTCCTGGTCTTTGTTAACCAGTGGGAAATACTTGTCAGACAGCAGCTCACGGCCACAGACCACCACCAGATCATCATCATCCTGATACACCGGGTCGATCAGCTCGTTGACCGCATCCATCACCACGGCGTCCAGGTTGGCATAATCACCACCCTTACCAACCTTCACGGCGCCTTTGGTGGTCACGCCTTCTTTGGTTTCGCTGCCCATGACATGATCCGGCGCATCTTCGCGGATTTTTTGCAGCCAGCCCTTATTTACGTCCTGCAGCATCGGGTTGGCGTCGCGGTCAGAGGTTTTGGCACGCTTCACGCCGTTGAACCCGATCATGATGCGGTCCAGAGCCTGGCGCTTCACGATGGCGTTACGGATACGCACCTGGAAGTCTTGGAATTTTGCCCACAGGTCCAGCTTTGCGTAGGTCAGCACCGTATCAAAGTTGGTCTGTTCGCATTTGTATTCCACGTCCGCCATCACTGTCGGGTCAGTTGGTTCGCGCTCTTTGGTGGTGGTATCCGTGGTACCGGCAATCGTGCTACCGACACCCAGACCCAGCAGCTGGCCTGACTGCTCATCCACCGGGGTGATGTTAATCAGTGTCAGAAAGGCAGCGGACTGCTGGATCTGGTCTTCCAGCGTCTGCTGTACCGACGGCTCAACGGTGAATTTGCTGGAAAGTTCTTCCACTTCCACGTTGTTCAGGCGTGCCAGCTGCTGCAGGTAGGCGTTAAAGGCAAAACGGGTTTTCTTTTTCATTGGTTCTTATGCTCCATCAGCAATTGGTCAGTGTGCCTGCCGGTGCGTCTCCGCCCGGCGCGCGCTGGCGATAATCTTTGCGGCTGTCTTCCTGGCTCAGCCGCTGCTCCAGTTCAGCAAAAGCGGTCTGCTGTTCCTGCAGGGAGGCTTCCAGCTCAGCAATGCGCGCATCCTGCGCAGACAGGGAGTTATCAGTGCGTTCGCTCAGGTTTTGCTGTTCAGTAGCAATCAGCTCAACCGCGCGATGCACGTCAGAAAAACGCGCGTCATCGTTCTGTTCTTTTTTGGTGAACATCGCGGCAACGCGGGAAAACAGGGAGGGTTTATCGTCCTGGACTTCTTCCCACTCGATCAGCGTTTCTTCGGCGGCGGTAAAGAGGTTTTCAGGGTTTTGCTTGCGGCCTGCCAGGGGGTTACTTCTGGCGCTGGCGCTAAACTGCAGCATTTCGGTACCCAGGCTTGCGGGATCATCCGTCGCCGCCAGGCCAACCAGGTAGGCTTTGCCGGTATCGGCAAAACTGGTATTGACTTCCATCGAGGTAAACAGCTTTTGCAGATTACGGGTATACGCCACCAGGTCCTCTGACGGGGTGATCCACGCATACAGGGCCAGTTTCCCTTTCAGCGGGCCATCTGCAATCTCCTCTGTTTCCAGCTTATCCACTGTCCCGAAACGGCGGAAAGGGCTATCAGGGGTGTAACCCTTGATGTGCTCCAGATTAATCAACGCGGTATACACCTGCGGGTCATAGCTCGCCGCCATCTGTTCCAGCCAGGCACGCTCAATATTGCGCCCGTCTGTCGTTGCCCCTTCCACACCGATGCGGAAGCGCTTTGCTTTTACAGCCATGTGACCGACTCCATCAAATAACTCTGTGAGGCCTTATGGTTGCTGCGATGGAGGGGGTGAAACAACGCGCGGACCTTGTGCGGTAAACCATACAAAGGCCAGCCGGGGAAAGGCGCCAGGCAAGGCCGTATGTTTGTGCCATGGAAACGATGACCCCCGCAGACCTCGATCCCCGCAGGCAGGCATTACTGCTGTATTTTCAGGGATACCGCGTAGCCCGCATTGCTGAAATGCTGGGCGAAAAAGTTGCAACCGTTCACAGCTGGAAAAAGCGCGACAAGTGGGGCGAATACGGCCCACTCGATCAGATGCAGCTCACCACTGCCGCCCGCTATTGCCAGCTCATCATGAAGGAGCACAAGGAAGGGAAAGACTTTAAAGAAATAGACCTGCTGGCGCGCCAGTCCGAGCGCCACGCCCGCATCGGTAAATTTAACAACGGCGGTAATGAGGCGGATCTTAACCCCAACGTGCAAAACCGCAACCGCGGCCCCCGCAAGACACCAGAAAAGAACCTGTTTACTGACGAACAGATCGAAAAGCTGGAAGAAATTTTCCGCAACGGAATGTTTGAATATCAGCGCCACTGGTGGGAAGCAGGAATTAAGCACCGCATCCGCAACGTGCTTAAATCGCGCCAGATCGGCGCTACGTATTATTTCGCGCGTGAAGCGCTGATGGACGCCCTGATGACAGGGCGAAACCAGATTTTCCTGTCAGCCAGTAAAGCCCAGGCGCATGTTTTTAAGCAGTACATCATCGAGTTTGCCAAAGAAGTCGATGTGGAATTAAAAGGCGATCCCATGGTGCTACCAAACGGCGCAACGCTGTATTTTCTCGGGACCAACGCCCGCACCGCGCAGAGCTACCACGGCAACCTGTATCTTGATGAGTATTTTTGGATCCCGAAATTTCAGGAGCTACGTAAAGTCGCCTCCGGCATGGCGCTGCACAAGAAATGGCGCCAGACCTATTTCTCAACACCTTCCAGCCTGACGCACAGTGCTTACCCGTTCTGGTCCGGCGCCCTGTTCAATCGCGGGCGGGCAAAAGCTGATCGCGTTGATATCGACCTGACCCACTCAGCCCTTGCTGCCGGTTTGCTTTGCGCTGACGGTCAGTTCAGACAGATCGTGACGGTGGAGGACGCATTGCGCGGTGGCTGCAACCTGTTCGACCTCGACCAGTTGCGCCTGGAGTACAGCCCCGACGAGTACCAGAACCTGCTGATGTGTGAGTTCATCGACGATCTCGCCTCTGTTTTCCCACTGGCTGACCTGCAGGCCTGCATGGTGGACAGCTGGGAAGTCTGGGAAGACTTTCAGGCGCTGGCCCTGCGTCCGTTCGGCTGGCGCGAAGTCTGGATCGGCTATGACCCGGCGAAAGGTACCCAGAACGGTGACAGCGCTGGCTGCGTAGTCATTGCCCCGCCGACGGTGCCCGGCGGTAAGTTCCGCATCCTTGAGCGTCATCAGTGGCGCGGAATGGACTTCCGCGCCCAGGCAGAGGCCATCCGCAAACTGACTCAGCAGTATAACGTGACCTACATCGGCATTGACTCCACCGGCGTCGGTCACGGTGTTTATGAAAACGTAAAAGGCTTTTTCCCTGCAGTGCGGGAGTTTGTCTATAACCCCAACGTCAAAAACGCCCTGGTGCTCAAGGCATACGACATTATCAGCCACCGCCGTCTGGAGTTTGACGCCGGGCATACCGACATTGCGCAGTCATTTATGGCTATCCGCCGCGCCACCACCGCCAGCGGAAACCGCCCTACCTACGAAGCCAGCCGCAGCGAAGAAGCCAGCCACGCAGATTTGGCCTGGGCAACGATGCACGCACTGTTTAACGAACCGCTGCAGGGCGAAGCCGCCAATACCAGCAACATTGTGGAGATTTTTTAATGACTGAGAATACCGCACAGGATGTGATGCCACCCGACGTACAACCCAATGATACAGCGACTACCCAGGCGTTCAGCTTTGGCGATCCCATTCCGGTACTGGACCGCCGCGAACTTCTGGACTACGTAGAATGTGTGCAAATGGACCGTTGGTATGAGCCGCCGGTGAGCTTTGACGGGCTGGCGCGGACCTATCGCGCCGCTGTACATCACAGCTCACCGATTGCCGTTAAGCGTGACATTCTCAGTAGTACCTATATCCCCCACCGCCTGCTCAGCCAGCAGGCTTTTGCACGTTTCGTCCAGGACTACCTTGTGTTCGGTAACGCCTATCTGGAAAAACGGACGAACAGGCTGGGCGGCGTCCTGTCACTGGAGCCACCACTGGCGAAGTACACCCGGCGCGGGATTGACCTCGATATTTATTGGTTCGTGCAGTACGGCATGACCACCCAGCCTTATGAGTTCACCAAAGGTAGCATCTTTCACCTGATGGAGCCGGACATTAACCAGGAAATCTACGGGCTTCCCGGCTACCTCTCCGCGATCCCTTCAACACTGCTCAACGAGTCGGCTACGCTGTTTCGCCGTAAGTATTACATCAACGGCAGTCACGCCGGGTTCATCATGTACATGACTGATGCGGCACAGAATCAGGAGGACGTGAACAACATCCGCCAGGCCATGAAAAGCGCCAAAGGGCCGGGCAACTTCCGCAACCTATTTATGTATTCGCCCAACGGTAAAAAGGACGGCATCCAGATCATCCCACTGTCAGAAGTAGCGGCAAAGGATGAGTTTCTGAACATCAAGAACGTAAGCCGCGATGACATGATGGCGGCGCACCGCGTCCCCCCGCAGATGATGGGTATCATCCCCAATAATACCGGCGGATTCGGTGACGTGGAAAAGGCCAGCCGCGTCTTTGTCCGCAACGAATTGATGCCCCTGCAGAAGCGATTGCAGGAACTGAATAAATGGCTGGGTGAAGAGGTGATCCGATTCGACCCCTATACGCTGGACCTGCAGGAATACTGACCCGCCGTAATACCGCTATTTAGCGCCTCAGCAGTCTTCCGCTGGGCGCTAATCGCTGCGAAATGGTATTAACGCTCTTCACCTAAGAGCCCGGTTTTTATTAGCTGCCCCCAGAGGTTTTTCATTTTTTGACCGGTCTGCTGATTAACAAACAGAGAAGATCTTGCACCATGTGGGTATCCCATAATCTGTCCCCGCATTTCTTCCCAACTTTCGCTGTAAACTGCAGTTCGCCAGTTCGGCACTTCGTTTTCCAACATCAAGCCCATTGCAACTCTCGCCGGGAAAGTGCCGTCGTCTTCCATCTCATAAGTAAAATACCAATTACATTTTATGAGCAACGGTACCGCTTCTTCGTGATAGAGCACAACATCATCTATTTTCTCAATGGTAAACCCAGCATCCTTATGCGATAAGCTCCTAACCTTTTTAATGAACTCTTCTACTCCATGCCCATAAGGACAGGTAAGTATCCCATTCTGAAAATAAATCGTATGGTCCAGGTAACTAAAAGCAGGCGTACTTTTTGGCGTCATTGGAGCCCAGTTCGTCTTATTTGCATCGAACATGAACGGATGCCATGCTGGATACCCATCAACCACCGGCCCACACTCACCTACAATCTCCTCAAGCTTATCCCTTACCGCAACTCTCATCTCGCGAGATGCTCCCTCAGGAACCAAATATCTGTAAGCTTTATCGAAATTAGCTTTGACTAGCTCTTCTGCTCTGAACGCCATAACAACCTCACAATAATTAAGTGTCACGCACAACATAACAATCTTGTGCGCAGACATCAAGTATTATGCCTTGCTAATTTTTATACATTCTCAACCATTACCCAACAATACCGGCGGATTCGTTTACGTGGAAAAGGCCAGCCAGGTCTTTGTCCGCAACGAACTGATGACACAGCAGAAACGATTGCAAGGCTGAAAAAATGACTGAGCGAGGAGGCGATCCGATTCGCCCCCTATAGGCTGGACCTGCAGGAAGGCTGATCCGGCGTAACACCCTCTATAAGCGCCTCAGCAGTCCCTAGCGAGGCTCTATTTTTTTGCCCCTCGTTCTACCCCCTTCGCCGCTCGCCTGTCAGCGGCCCGGAAAATGCGCCGGATTTTCACCATTTCACCCTGTTGCGCGCGCTCGTATCCCCGCCACGCCTGCCCGCTTTGTGTAGTGGTTTTCATGCACCTGCATGAGATATGAAAAAGCCCGCCAGAACTGGCGGGCCGGAGCTAAAACGATCCTCAAACGATCATGCGGATTCATGCAGCATGATTATGCACCTACTGGCATTCAACGAGTAGATAGACCAACGGCCTTGCTTGAGTACCATTTTTTTTGGCTACAAAGGCATTGAGCTTTTTAGCCTTAGCACTTGCTTTGACTACCTTGCAATGGACTTTGTTTACATACCCCAATCGTCCTGCAGTATGCATAACCGCAACAGCATCGTTGTCATGTGGGTTATCCGGCTCTGCAACAAACTCCACAGGGTCACCGACTTGAACCAACGAGAGGTCCAAGCCTTCTTGGTAGCGAGTACCAGCTACTTCTAACAGTAGTTCACAACTACGCTCAAAAACTGAGGCATCATTAATCAAACTGAATCCATCAGCAGGAGACTTGGCACCGGTATAGCCAAGCAACGCAAAATCAGAACCAGGAAAATCAGCAGGTAAAAGATGTTGAGCCAGATACTCAGCAAAATCCTTACGTTTCCTTGGCGGCAATCGGCGCAAAAACGGTTCAAGCACGTTATTAGTATGAACTTGTGACTTGAATTGAAACGCAGGATGCCCTTTAAAACCTCTTTCGATAGCCGCATTGAAATCAGCAGTCTCGAAGTTGTACGTGAAGGTGTATTGATCACCCTCAATCCGATCAATATACCCTACGACATAACGAGAACCACCACCTGCAGGTTGCCATGTAAGCCACAACCGCAATGGCTCGACAATGTGATTGATAGTTCGCATGTTAGTTATTAGTTTTAACCTCATATGTCGGCGTCTTAACAGTCTAATCACCCACTCGGCTCTCGCTGAAGAAAGCGCCCCTTCTCCTGCATCTATGTCCGTGAGCGCGCGTATTTTGCCGCAAAGATCATCGATATTAAAGCTTAGTCGCTCATTAATTAGTGGCAACATTGCCGATTCATTAGTTAACTCTTGAACTGATTGCAGATGCCCAAGCCTGGCCCTAGTATCCGTTCTTGTACATCTGAGATGGTGATTCCCTTTCTGGATATAATTATCAAGAGCTTTACAATCCCATGCAGCAACCTTATCTGGAAACCTCTCATGCCCTAAACTGGTTCCGTTATCGAAATAAGGTGAAAGCTTGCCCGTTGAGACTATCTTTCCATTCAAATCACGCAGAGTTTTACCATCAGCGTCTCTATGAATAGTGAACACAAACCCCCAATTTTCTTGGTGCCGATCACTATTACCAATGAGAGAATCCAGCAAGAACATATCGCAAAGCCAACGGTTCCAATCAGTATGGATCACCCCATGAATGCTCAGCGTCCTGCAAATCACTCTCAAATCTTCAACATTATGGTGTCTGCCTGATTCATCATCGAACTCCTTGTTCAATACATGAAAAATATCTGAGGCATGGATAAAATGTTCATACTCTTTATCGTAGAACCACTCAAGAAGCGCACCATACTCTCTTGAACCTGACTCATTTACCCTTACAGCAGGAATGGCTTTTGGAATTTCTACGCCCATAGCGCAGCCGACTATGTAAGCAATAGTTTCCATCCAAAATTGGTCGGGGTATGCCTCCCTGGACAGTTTGAAGAGATATGGCCAATTTGGCTTGACCCCTTCAATTTCCTGCCATGGAGACCAAAGCATTTTTTTGTCCCTTGCGCCTATAGGGAAGATACCGTGTTCATCATCCCTGCGCCAATCGCTTACATCAATCAGCTGCATAGCCATTTCCTAGCCTTTAAGTGCCCGATAAGCTATAGAAACACACTTAATTTGAAAGAGTGCATCTGAAAGTGCGTTGTGGTGCACACCTTCTCGGACAGCCAATTTAAGAGGATCAATGTTTTTTAAGCATTTAGCTAAGTCAACAATGGTCCTTACATCACGATCATTTCTGAACCGCCAAGGCAATGAAGCGTCAATATTTTTATACGCATGGGCCAGTATAGCGTTATCAAAAGAAGGGCCGTTTCCCCAAACTTTCACGTTTTCTGCATTTCCCTCACCTTGGATAAAGGCATCTAAATCCAGCAAAACACAGTCAAGAGAGGTAGCGCTTGAATCAGAGAAAATCTTACGGGCCTCATCAGACTGAGACATCCACCACGCAAGCGTGGAAGGCTCCACTTGCCCATGAGAAAGCGCTGACTTCAAGTCCACAACTCGATAGAACGTTTTTCCAACACGACCATCTGTATCAAAAAAGACTGCTGCAATAGAGATTATCGGGGCTGACACAGAAACACCTAACGTTTCCATATCTATCATAATGTTATCCATGGTATCCCTCGCGACCAATACCTCAATATATCAATAAATTATAAACAAATGGTATCAATGAATGCAGAATCTATGAGCTAAAGATGAACATTTACACCACTAACGCCTCGCGATGCTCGTTGTTCAACCTTGCTGACGGCAGAATCAAGTACTGCCGCCCGGAACGTTCCTTAGTGGAGCCAGCTGTCGTCTTCCCATACCTGCTGCATAATTTCCATTACGCGCTGCTTATCCTCATCAAGTTTTAAGCCGGTCAACTCGATACCGTTGGCACTGCCTTTGCGAATGCGGATCGCCGTCTTGGGATATAAAGGGGTCAGGTTGCGGTATAGCTCGGTTTCGAGTGCTTCCAGTGTCGCCTGGCTAATTTTCTGCTCTTTATCAATCATTATTTCGACACGCATGGAGATCATCCCCCTAACTGGAAACATCCATTGACCGGCTGTATTCATGGCTACGAATTTTCGCCATTAATTCATCAGTCAGCTCAGAAACCCACTGGATAGCAAGTCGCTTCTCTTCATCGCTGCACTCACTAGCCGCTACAAGCTTGATAAAAAAATCAATACGCTGGAGCTTTAACGACTCCAAAAGGTAGTCCTGCATTTCCCCTCCTATCCTCACTACGGGATATCCGTTGCTATATCCCCACAAAGGGATATGGCTATACTGTACATACATCCACTGGATATGCATACAGTATAATATGATTTTCTTCCTGTAAAATAGTTTTTATCATTCAATCAGATGTGTCCCATATGGTGAGATAAAGGCATAAATTGTGCCCCTTCATCAGTACCACTGGCGCCATTTATCATCTTCCTGCAGCCTTTGGTTCCGGTAAAAAACACGCAGACCGGCGCCGGATGGAATACTGCCGCCGCGCAGAAGCAGATCGATCTCCGCCTCCGAACCATCAAAGCCTCTCGATTTAAGTTCATACTCCAGCTGCAGGCGCTGCTGATTATCCACATCCTGCCTGTACCCTTTCCGGCGCTTAGGCTTAACCATGCGAAGCCGTGCGTTTAGCTCCCTCAGCTCCTTTTTGCTCATGCTATGGAGATACTCCTGCAACTCCCGCTCATCCATACCCGCAATATCCGGTAAATCATGCCCGCTTACGGCTCCGTTTTCGTTCATTTTTTCCACAGGGGGACAGTTATTGCCACGAGTCCAAGGGGCGCAAGCGCCCTGGTCGGCTGGCGCCTCCTGAACGTCAACGGCCTTACGAACCATTTTCCACTTCATCGCATGCGTGCAAATCCGGCCCTCAATAATCGGGGACCAGATGCCATAAATACGGATGCCGTGATCGCCATAGGCTGATGGCTCGTCATTGAGTTCATAAGCCGTTCGGACCAGGTGATGTTTACGCGGAACCAGTACGCCGCCCTGTTTCATGATGTAGGTGGCAAAACACCCGGCATCGGCTGCCGCCAGCACGGCATCCAGACGCGGGTTATCCAGTACCGGCGCACCTGCTTTTTTATCGGTCTGCTGTCGCGCGGCCTGGCCCGCCAGCAAACGCAGCTCGCGATAAGCCTGGCGGCCCGGTATACCGAAAAAGCGGAATTGCTGGACGCGATGCAGCGAGGCCCAGGCATTGACATGTTCGGCATTGTCCCGCAGTGATCTGCCGGTTTCTTTGCTGATTTCGTTAGCCAGGCCACGCCCGTCGATGTTCTTACTGATGTACTTCGCGATGTAGCTGGTCGGCGTACCCTTGCGCGGGTTGATCAGCTCAGACTTAAAGCGCGGGCCGGTATTGTTGCCCAGCTCCTCGCGGTCCTCACGAATGGCAAATTTACGCAGCAGCGCAGTGATGGACTTGCGGTCTTTTTTGCGCATGAAGCAAAGCAGGTGCCAGTGCACGGTGCCGTCATGGTGTGGCTCAGCAACGCGGACGCCATACCAGCGCAGCCCGGCTTTGTGCATCGCCTTGCGGAAAGCGGCGAACGTATGCACCAGATAGTCGCTGCTCTGCCGGACCGTTGCACTGGTCCATTTCGGGTTTGGTCTGCCGTTATTGAGCGTTGCGTGAAAGCGTGACGGGCAGGTGATGGTATAGAACACCGCGCAGTCTCCGCGCATTTCTGCTATCAGCTCCAGCCCTTTAACGCAGGCCATCATTTCGTTGCGCCGGTGTGCCGGATTGCTGCTGCTGGCGTTTACCACGTCTTCCATATCCAGCGTATCGCCCTGCTCATTGGTCAGCTCATGCGAGCGGAAGAACTCCAGCGATTTGCGGCGCTGTTCGCGTTTATGGATCACGGCCTCATAGCTGACATACGGAGACGCCTTTTTGTTAACCAGGCAGACGGCGCGCAGCTGTTCTTCTCGCCATTCACACCGCATCTGCCACAGCTTGCGATACCACCAGTCAGCACAGAGCATACGGGCAAGCGAACCCGGAATAAGTTCGTACGGGACGGGGTTACGGCGGTGCTTTTTACGGCGCAGCCGCTCGAAGGCAGGCGGGATAACATCAAGGCGCATGGCCTCAGCGGCCACCCTTTCCCATGACCGGCGGATCTCTTCCGGCGTAACGTCTTCATCCGCAAACAGCTCACCGCAGGCAGCATCCAGACACATGCTCATGTGTGCCGCCACCAAGGTAGATAACCGCTTAACCTGATCCTGGTTCATTTCCGGCAGAACCAGTAAGCCCTCCATCCCGTCGTGGCTCGCCATAAACCGGAATGACGCAGAAACCTGGCTGGCACGCACGCGCTCCAGGCGTTCCAGGCACGGCCTGATGGTTTCACGTAGATAGCGGGAATATGCCTTCGGCTTGCCCAGGCCCTCGAAATATTTAATGCGCTCAAGCAGTGGCTTGCTGATATGTGATGGTTCAGCGCTTACGTCTGCCAGAATCACCAGATCGGGATTAAACCGCTGCTGCTCGCGGGCCATTTTGGCACGGCTGATCAGCCGGTCCTGCTCCATTTCACGCTGAACAGGATCACGGGCTTCATTGTAGAAATAGCGCTCCCAGACCTCATCGCTCATCGCCTCACGGCGCAGCTGCTCCTGCTCGTTGTCGCTGGCGTAGAGAGCGATCAGGTTTGAAAGCGCAGACACCGGCGCAACTTCCGCCGGGTCCACATACGGGTTAACCGCTTTTTTCGGGGCATTCCAGACAAAAGCAGCGGCGGCATCATCTGCACCGCCGTAGTTTTTAACGTCGTGATGGCTCACACAAATACTCTCTTTGGAAAGTTTCGTAAGACGCACTCACGACTGGATACGCTGCCAGATCAAACCCGGACCAGATCAGAGGTTGAGAAACAGCGATAATTTCAGTTGCAGACTTACCATCACCACCGGCAACGCCCATACTGCGTTTTGCGTTAATACGGTGGCGGGTAAAATTCTGGTAAATCGCGTTCGTCAGCTCAGTTTCACTGTTCGACACAACAACCTGATGGCCTGCTGATGCCACTACATCAAGAGTCGTCGCCAGGCGACGCTGTTCAAGCTCATTGAAACCATCAGTGTGATAATCGGTAAATGTTCCGTCATAAGGTGGGTCGCAATAAATCACATCACCTACTTTGACCATCGCTAAAGTTTCCTCATAGCTGGCACAAATGAAGGTGGCGCGTTTTGCTTTCTCTGCAAATGCTCTGATTTCGTCTTCCGGGAAATATGGTTTTTTATAATTCCCGTATGGAACGTTAAATTCACCTTTCCTGTTATAACGGCACAATCCACGATAACAGTGGCGATTAAGATAAAGGAAAAATACAGCTTTCCAGAAATCAGTAGTTTCAGATGAATGATTAAAATCCTGACGAATATTGTAATAAGAGGTTTCGCTATTAGTGCTGGCAAAGAACCCTTTAGCATTAGTAATAAATTTCTCGCAGTTAAATGCAATCTGCTTATAAAGATTAATCAGGTCTGAATTAATATCCGCGACAAGATAATGAGGATACTCTGTCGCCATCATCACAGCGCAGGAACCCGCGAAAGGTTCAACCAGTCGCAGGCCTGCAGGCAGGTGCTTTTTCAGCTCATGCATGACGGCGGTCTTATTGCCCGCCCATTTCAGGATGGTGCTCATATAGCACCCCCATTGTAGTGTTTGCCTTTCAGCTCTGCGATTTCCTGACAGGTGATGCAGCACTGCACGCCGGGAAGCGCACGGCGGCGAGCGGGCGGGATTGGCGCATCACATTCGATGCATAAAACGCGGGAAACGCCCGGCTCTTTACTGCGGGCGGTGTGGATGTGCCGCTGGCGTTCTTCTTCAACGCGCTGCTGTACGAGGTCCATAGAATCAGCCATCAGTGGATCTCCTGCGCTTCGTTCTGGATGTTTTCCGCAGCAACGCGCAGCAGCTCCGCTGCCTCCACGTGATTAAGCTGGCGCGATGTGATGTGACACGCCAGGCTATCAAGGCGGGCAGCCATTGCCGCAGCACGTGCTCGGCGTTCTTCCATGCGGGCCTCTGTCAGCATCTGGTTAAGACCTGCATCATCCGGGCCGATTTTGTTGGAACGAGTTTCGATATTTCGCATTGTTGACTCTCCTGAATTTTGGCAAAAGAATGCCCGGCGGGTTTACGCCATTAATTTCTGTTACTGGTTAATTCGGCATGGTTAGCCGCTTTGGAAATAAGCTCACCACTGCACGAAAATGGTTCATTGCTTTTATCAGCTCCCGCTTTTCGTCAGTCGTCAGCTCATTCATATTGACGTTATGACGATCCGCCGGAATCTTAGCCATAAAGAATATGGCGGCTAAGGCACGCTCATTTTGTTTATGGTTATTATCTCGCTGGTCCCGCATATCGCTAATAAAACGCTCCAGTTCAGGTTCTATATTCAAGCCGAACACTTTCGCCCTTAGCTCTGCAATATGATTCAGGCCATCCAGCCGATGTCCCGGACTTAGTGGAACAGTCGCAGAATCGCCTTCAATAGCCATGGTTTCCCCTGTTTATTAGTACGCAGTTCAGCCAGCAGCGCATCCTGCGAGCGGCACGGGTGCCAGCGCTTGCCATCTTTACCCATGATCCAGCCATGCCCGAAATGCGGTGATGGACTTTGCTTAACGAGAAGCGATGCGATTGATGGTTGGTTATTCAACATAGCCACCTCAGATCAAACCAAACGAGGCGCCCAGGCCAGTAACTGTATCAATGGTGCTGGCCATCGCCGGGCTTGCCTGCAGGCGCGCCTGCAACGTCACTGCGGTTAATGCCATCAGTCGAGTAACTGAATTGATGCTATCAACAATCTGGCGGCGCCCTGCCGTTGTGTGCGCTTCGCCGGAAACAGCGCCGGCAGCCACGCGGCCGATTTCTGCCGTAGCTTTTAGAACATATTCCGGCATCTTTTCGCGCGCGACTTCGTTTAGCGGCACGCACGGTAGGCAGTGGATCTGCGCCAGAAAACCATCAACCAACGCTGAATCCTCGGTCAGATCAGTAAGCAGCCAGATATCCGGTGCGGTAAGTTGGTGCGGCTGGTCAGGGTTTAGCTTATTGCGCAGTGTCTGGACATTCATTCCCGCGCGTTCTGCCAGTTTCGCCATGTTGTGACGCAGCGCGAAAGCCCGGCAGGCTTCATCAAAATGCGGATGTTTGGAAATCCTGAAATCAAACATGTTTTTGGCCTCTCTATATCCCAAAATGGAACTATCAGGCTTGCATTGCGATTTCGCAGCCTTGAGCCGCTTCCATCGTCAATGCAAACATGTTTACTTCGATAAGGCTGTTTACCCCTTCCTTTTTACGAATTGGAAGGCGACCTTCACGGATCATTTGGCGGGCGTAGCTGAGTTTGTAACCGGTACGGCGGCAGAACTCATCCAGGGTAATGAATGGTTCAGACACCACAAGATTGATGCTAGGGCGCATTGATAATTGGCGACTCATGATGCACTATTCCTCGGTTTGGGTGCCTAACTCACTATTAGGCACTGTTTAACACTATTCACAACATCTTGAATCGAGATATTAGGATCACAAAACCATCATGTCAACACGAAACTTAACGAATAAAGATGACGTAAAGCTGATTCGAGATTTCATATCTCAAAATAGAGGCGGAAAAGAGGTCATTGCTCGCATTCTGGAAGCTTATGGTTTCACTACCCGCATAGCCCTCTGCCATCAGCTTGGCGTCTCGCAAAGCACTATGGCTAACAGGTATGCACGCGATACCTTCCCAGCCGACTGGGTGATCGTTTGTCATCTTGAAACAGGAGCATCACTAATTTGGCTTAGCACAGGGGAAGGAAGCAGGTTCCTTGGGGGCAACGATGAAAATATCACCTATTTAAAACGCATGGACATCACGAATGGGAATATCTCAACCCAAAACGATGTCATAGCTGATACATCGACAATTCCAGAGGGCTTGAATTCACCGTTCATCTTGAATGCTGACAAAACGACCTACCTTGCTGACCGTTACGATGGCGAATTGGTAGATGGGTTCTGGTTCATTGAAATTGATGGGATTGTAAGCGTCCGCGAGCTGTACCGCTTTCCTGGCGGACGCGTGCGAGTTGAGAATGGCAAGGCCTCTTTCGAATGCAAAATTGATGACATAAAAATCCTTGGGAAAATAATCACTCGTACAGAGAGCATGTGAATTATGGCTGTTTCAAAACTACCTAACGGAAAGTGGCAGGCTCAGGTTTTCCCAAACGGTAGGGATGGAAAGCGCATCCGTCGCCAGTTCGCGACCAAAGGGGAGGCTTTAGCATTTGAGCGCCACATAAAAGATCAGGCTCAAGATAAGCCGTGGCTGGGCGAGAAAACTGATAAACGCCGCGTTCGGGATTTGGTTACAGCCTGGTATAACGCACATGGCGTTACGCTTGCTGATGGTGAAAAGCGTAAAGGCGCAATGGAGTTTGCCTGTCTCGCAATGGGCGATCCCCTCGCTACAGAATTCAACGCTAAACTGTTCTCAACTTATAGAGAACAGCGACTAAGCGGAAAAATAACCCGCTCTGATCGCGTTAAGGCTGTCACCCCTCGCACGGTTAACCTTGAACTAGCTTACTTTCGGGCTATGTTCAACGAGCTGAAAAGACTTGATGACTGGACAGCACCCAACCCTCTTGAAAACGTCAGAGAGTTTAAGATCGCAGAAATTGAGCTGGCCTGGCTTACAGTTGAGGAAGCGGCTCGCTTGCTGGAAGAATGTGAAAAAAGCAAGGCGGAGGATTTAACCATGATTGTTAAAATCTGCCTTGCAACCGGAGCAAGATGGGGTGAGGCGGAAAGTTTAACTGGAAAGCAGATAAGCCCCGGAAAAATCACTTTTATCAAAACGAAAGGTAAGAAGAACCGAGCTGTTCCCATCAGTGATGAGCTTTATGAATTACTACCCAAAAGCCGAACCTCTAAACCGCTCTTTACCGGATGTTACTCAGCATTCAGGAGCGCAGTAAAACGGGCGGGAATTGAGCTTCCTGACGGTCAGCTTTCGCATGTTTTACGGCATACTTTTGCCAGCCATTTCATGATGGGCGGCGGCAATATTTTAGTCTTACAACGCATACTCGGACATACAGATATCAAAGTCACGATGCGTTATGCTCACTTCGCCCCTGACCACCTTACAGAAGCGGTTCAACTTAACCCATTAAACCTGATAAGTGGCAGCAAAATGGCAGCACAGCGCAGCACTATGCAATACTTTTCGACAATATACGAAATGCTATGTGTTTGATTTAACTGTATGTATTTGTTTTTATTATAATATAGTTCGGACTCATAATCGCTTGGTCGTTGGTTCAAACCCAACAGGGGCCACCAAATTTTATCTTTGAAATCATATAATTAAGCCACTCATAAGAGTGGCTTTTTTTGTTTTCCAATTTAGGAGTGGCGATCAAATGGCGGTGGAAACGGTAGCGCAATATGATTGGCTTGGACTTTTAACGAGCGGAACGCTCATACCAGCATCAGCCTTCGTTGCGATTTGTCTTTTTATCCTAAGAGAATGGTTAGATTGGCGTCGTAAATCCAAAGCCAGAAAAAATGAAGTTTGCGCATTAAAGAAGATCTTTGCACGTGAGTGTCAGTTAGCCTGGAACGTAAAAGGACAAATTAAATCACTATGTGAAAAATTCGCGCCTTACGAAAAAGGGCCTATGCACGAATGCCCTCTTGACTTAAGCGTTACAAAAACGGTAGCTGGTAAAACTCGTTATACCGTCACAGAAAACGACGTTCCGCGCTGGGGTGGCACTCTAAGCGAACCATCAGTCGCAACCTTCACAAAGCATTTATATGATGTGTCTAAACTCGATTCTGCATTTTATGAAAAGGTTAACTTAGCCTATACCGCCGTGATTGAGTTGAAACATTTTTATGAATCGTTGGTCGATAATGAAGATACTGCGCAGGTGATTGGAATCGACAACATTATGTATGGTTTTTCAGGCTACGCCCTCAATGAGATGATATGGATTGAACGGGAACTTAAAGCTCTTTATCAATACTGTACTGGAGAAGAACTGACTGTAGGTCTTTTACGATAAAAACCCGCCAAAGCGGGTTCATATCAAAGCCACAGTGGCCGCTGCCCACCGACGGCGGGGTGGGGTGGGGCTGGTACTATCGACCCAGGTGTAACAATAAAACGCTCAACCGATTCCATCGTTACAAACGTACAACTGCAATTTATGTTAGTGCATTGGTGGTAACGCTCTTTGGTATTCTCACTTAGATAGCGACTGGTGCGCGCATGTGCCGCGTGTTGGCATTTTGGACAATGGAACATTTCATACCCCAAAAATTCACACAAAGTGAATTAATGATACTCATTTTTTCACAATTTGAGAATAACTTTATTCTGCCTCCCCTTCAGTCCCGTACTCTACATCCAACAATCTAACCTCAAGCTCTAAGCTCGTCGTAAAGCCACTATTACTCAGAGAGTGCATAACCTTCGTGATTGTCCATGACTGCTCGTCTATGACGCGCTTAAAGCCTGAAACCTGCACTGGTGTCTCCGGGTAGAGGTCGGCGCGTCCTGTCGCAAGCCTGATAGAAAACTCAGCAACACCACGTTGCAGTTTGTCCCATTTGGCCTGGGCGGCTCGCATGGCCTGCGCTTTGGTTGAAAAAATTGTCGTTAGGGCAAACACGTTGTCATCCTCGCCGACCATGTATTCACCCTCCCTGGCTTCCGGCGTCTTCACCATTTTTTTCTTCGTTACCGGTTTGGCTTTGGGGTGCTGTAGCGCGCGTAAATGCTGCTCTTTGGGTTTGCGTTTTAACGCAACCTTTTGTTTTTGTGGCTTCGGGTCTTTGGTGTGTAACCACTTTGCCGTAACGCCGGTATATGCCCCACGGTCAGCAATAGAAAACTGATGGCGGTCGCCATCGCTGCGGGTGATCGTGACCTGCGGAATGGCTTTTCCGCTGGCTGTAACCCCACGACCGGCTTTCAGAAAAAGTAACTTTCCCGCTTTTACCGAAACCTCACCGCCGTTTCGCTCGGCGAGACGAGTCAAAAATTTAGCATCCGATTCCTGTGACTGGTCGATATGCGGGATTTTAATTCCCGCCAGTTCAGGTATGACTCTCGATGTCAGTTTGTTACGCGTCGCTATCGCCGCCACAATTTCGCCTAAAGTCTTGTCATGCCAGGACTCTTCCCGACGTGAGTTAAGCGTTCCCCGAAAATCGGCGCTACGGGCGCGGATTGTCACCGTATCTGGCGCGCCATGATGTTCAACCTCATCGACGGTAAAACTTCCCTTACCAATCAACGCAAAGCCTTTCCACCCGAGGTAAAGCGTCAGTACCGCACCGCGTAACGGCAGCTCGACCAGCCCGTCAGCATCATCAAGCTCGATGTCGAGTTGGTCGGCCTCGAATCCGCGATTGTCTGTCATGGTCAGGCTCATCAATCGGTTACTGATATTGCCGGTAATGTCTTTGCTGTCGAGCATCAGCATAAAATCGGGCGTCAGTACGCCACCCGCATTCAGATTCAGCATATCCAGCATCAGCTAATCCCCACCATGCCGACCACTGACGAGGCCATATTCCCAGCCTTGCCAATCAGTGATTTTGCCTGTTCGCCGATATCGCCATACAGCACCGCAAGGGATTCATCCACGCGGGTGAGCGTCAGCGTAAAATCAATTTTGCGCGCTGTTCCGTCAGCAAAAAACAGGCTTCCTGTCTCGCTGATATTATTGATGACGTACATACCGTAAATCGTGCCGGTACCATCCAGTAACGGCCAGGCGCGCCCCTCGTCAGCCATTAAACGAATGGCCGTCATCGTCAACTTTCCGCCGGTGAGCTCAGGGCACAACACACCGGCCAGGGTAATTTTTTCATCCCCCGGCCCCAGATACTGGAAAGAATCCCGCTTACCTACGCGGGAGTTTGATGGCCACCGATATTCGGCGTCGCGTTGCATCGTCTGGTGTGGCAATGTCTGGCGCATAAAAACAAACATACCGAGTGCGAGCATCATTTTTCGTCACCTCCTGTCAGTCGTGGTTCATACTGGCACGCTGGCGGGCGCGTTTTTCACGCTCAAATTTTTCGAGCGCATCCTGTAGCTGGCGATCGAGCTGCGTACCGCTGCCGCCCCCCTGAACGTCGATGTGGTATTCGTTTTTACTTTGGTCTATATAAGAACGTCCCGCCGGTGCGGTGACGGGTTGATATGCCTGATAGCCACCGTAAGTGCCGGTTGCCGGAATATAGGAGTTACCCTGCGTGGCTGCGTTCGCTTTTGCGGCAGTCTGGTCAAGCGTGCTGGACTCTTTATTAATAATGCCGAGTTTCTCAAGCACCCAATCAATACCGCTGCGCAGCTTATTAAATGCCGTCAGCGGCAGCGTTAAGGCATCCGCCAACCGTTGACCGAACAACACACCGGCATCACGAAAACTGTTTAAGGTTTCCTGCGATGACTTGACCGGCGCAATCAGGTTGTTAAACCAGTCCCACGCGGCTTTCAGTTTTCCGCCCAGCCAGTCAAACATCGGTTTAAGCGGCGCAAACAGTTCAGCTACTGGCGCAAATGCGGCCCGCATCCCTTCAATCACTCCGCCGAAAAATGCGCTGATGGGCTCCCAATATTTACGGATGAGCAATGCCCCGGCGACAATCGCAGCCACAACAGCGACAACCGGCCAGGAAATCGCACCAATAGCGGTAATGATGCCTCCGGCCACCGTTGTAAATACGGTACCGAGCGCCGTCGCAGCGGCGATGATGGCATTAACTCCCGTTATAACCGGCCAGGCAATCAGCCCAATGGCCCCAATCATACCCACCACGCCAAGCGCCACGGCGGTAATCACCCCAAGCGTCTGCGCGAGCTCTTTATTTCGCTGGATCCACTTATCAAGTTTGAGCACGTAACCGGTCGCAGTCTGCACCAGTTTGCGTAATGAGGACTCCTGTTGGTCAAACAGGTCGGTGCCAACAGCCTCATACGCAGACTGAAACTCTTTGAAGTCACCGCCGAGGTTATCCTGCATGACTTTAACCAGCTCCTCGGTCTTGCCGTCCGAGGCTTTTAATGCCGCTGTCAGCTTATCGAGTTTCCCGCTGGCCGCAGCGTCTAACAGGGCATTAGACGATTTCAGCGCTTCCTCGCCGAATATCGTTTTCAGGTATTCGCCTGTCTGACTTGTTCCGAGCTTATTCTTTTTAAAACTGGCCTGGATTTCTTTCAGAATGGTAAATACGGGCCGCATGTTGCCCTTGCTATCTGCCGTCTTAACCCCCAGCTCTTTTAATGCCGCCCATGCCTTACCTGTTGGGGCCTGTAACCGGCTGACGACAGCGCTGCTCCCGGTACCGGCCATCGATCCCGTGATATTGTTATCATGAAGCACACCCGTCATGGCGGCGGCTTCTTCGAGGCTTACTCCCGCAGCTTTGGCAACTGGGGCCAGATAGGTTAAGGCGTCGCTTAATCCCTGAAAATCGGCCGCTGATTTATTCATCGTTGCTGAAAGCACATCGCCGATATGGGCTACCCGGTCATTTGAAAGCTGGAAAGCGTTTTTGGTACCGAGCAAAAGCTGCGCGTTCTCTTCCATCGTCCGCCGGTTAGCGAGCGCCATATTCAGCGTGACGGGGGTCGCAGCCTGGATTGCTGCCGCATCGCCGCCCGCTTTCGCGATGATAATCTGAGCTCCGGCAGCATCATCGGCAGAGGCGGCAGTATTGTCGCCCAGCAGTCGGGCTTGTTTTCGCAAAGCCGTCATTTCTGCGGAGTCTTTCGCCACACCGAGTACAGCCTGTAACTCGGAATTTTTCTGCGCAAAATCATAACCCGGTTTCATCAGTGCAACACCGGCCAGCGTGCCGGTCGTCGCCATACCGACACCGGCGGCACCCATTGCGGCAGCGTTTCCGGCCAGTTCTTTACCTGCCTGATATCGCTGCTTAACCGCGTTGAGCTTTGCCTGTTGAGCGCTGACGCGCGCCAGCGCTTCACGCTGGCGATTGAGCTGCACCGTCGTTTCGCTGATGCTGGTTTTTAACCGGCGCTCGTCTGCCGCCAGGGTGCGGGTATTAATTCCCGCCTGGCTGAGTTCCTGCCGCTGGCGCTGTACGGCCTGCCGCAAGCTGTTGTGTTTGAGCTGGAGCGCGGCGGCACTTTTTCGGGCAGCATCCATTGCCTGCGCCTGCGCGCGCGTCGGCTGTTCCGTATTTTTAAACTGGATCGCCAGCGCGGCGGCTTCCTGCTTCGCTTTCTTCAGCTCCTGACCAGTAACGGCGAGTTGCGCACTGGTCTTGCGAAACCCGTCAATACGGGAGGCCTGGCCGTTCAGTTCACGCAGTGATTTTTGAGTGTCCCGGATATCACCAGACAGCGTTTTGCTCGCTGTCTGGATGGTTTTAAACGGGCGGGTCGCCTGGTCAACAGCCTTGAGTAATACCTGCAATTTAACGTCGTTACTCATTCGTGTTTCCGCTTCGCTGTAGCGCCTTTTCGCGCCAGGTGGTGAGTTCGGTCAGGCTCATGGGATATAACTCTGATGGCGGCCAGTGAAAAATCACCGCGATATCCGCCATCAGGTCATCGACCGACATGTCTTTCGGGAAATTTAATCCGCCAAATTCGGCGACAAAAAACCGATCACCTTTGTTGCCAGCGCCATCAGGTCGGGTAAATCCATCATGACGACATCCGATTCGGTAAGAGACGGACTGGTCATACGCGGCAGCACTTTAATCAGGGCATCCACTTCAGAGCGAGCGACGTCCGCCAGGCTGACACCGCGCAGGGTTCCGGCGTTGGGCTTCATCAGGGTGATTTTTTCGATGACCTGCTCGCCGCGTTTGATGGGTTTTTCCAGGGTGACGATGTTTTCTTTGCTCATGATTTTCTCGCTGTTTACGGATTCGGGATTAACCGGCCAGGCATGCTGGCCGGGGAAAATTACAGGCCGATATTGCGGCGGTGCTGGTCGAGCCGGTCGACGCCGTTCACCTTCTCAATCATGTTGAGGACGTCGATTTCTACCAGCTCTTTACCGTTCATGGTCAGCTTGTAGTACGTGCAGACCAGCGATAATTTGCTGCTGGTATCCTCGCCCTGTTTGCTCTCGCCGTTATCGACTTCCTTCACCTTGAAACGGGTCTCAACTTCCACCGCCACGGTTTCGCCGGTATCGTCCCGCTGGTAAGAGCCTGCATAGCGCAGTAGCGTCCCGGTACCGACGGCACCGTAAAGCGACCAGATCGCATCATCAGGGAAGCCGCCGAGGGAAATCTCCATCGCCAGCGCGTCATCGTCGAGGCCAAAATCGACAGGGGCCGAGCCTGACATCCCGCCGCCCCGGTAATTTTCCAGCTTACGGGTCAGCTTTGGCAGGGTGACGGACTCGATAACGCCGAGATAGCTGACGCCATCCAGAAACGTGTTCAGGTATTTGAGCTTGCGCGGCATTGCCATTGGTCAGGGCTCCTTAATTGCTGTTAACCGATGACACCAGATTCGCCAGGTATTTATCGGTAATGCGCTGGCGTAGCGTCAGGTTTTCGAGAGGGGGAACCGGCGTATAGTCGTAATCGATATACAGTTTCCCGGCTTTGAGGGTCGCCGCGTCGTTGGCCGATTCATCAAACCAGCAGGTCGCATCGACGATATAGCCCGCCGTTTTCATCTCGCGGAATTTCGCATTGATACCCGCAACGATGTCTTTAATCAGCGTGGCAGTGATCGGCTTGTCGACCGCCCACATGTGACCAGCGGCCATTGTGTCGGCGATAACCTGCGCGGTTCGGGTGTAGTTCTCAAACAGGAACAGCGGGTCATCGGAGCAGCAGCGGTTACCCCAGAATTGAAAACCATCTTTGCGAATGAGCGTGGTGACGCCAGCCTCGTTAAGCAGGTCGGCATCGGTGCCGGATTCCTGCAAATCCCAGAAGACCGACGCGCTGATACCGGTGACACCGTTCACGCCAACGTTTGACAGGGTTTTATGCCAGCCGGTGTCCTGGTCGATTTTGGCGCGCAGGCCCAGCGCGCGGGCGGTCGCCCAGGCGGTCTCGGTCGCGTTCGCCGTGGTATCCCATGCCAGAAAATCCGGCCAGATAACCATCAGCTCACGCTGGCTGAAATTCTCGCGATAGAGCATCGCCTCGGAAATGTTCTTACAATCCCATGCGCTGATATAGCCAAAGGCGCGCAGCTTCTGGCAAATCGGCGCGAGAGCAGTTGCAACCTCAAGGGAGTCGAGCCCCGGAACACCGAGGATGCGCGGTTTAACGCCGGTTACGGCCTCCGCCGTGAGCAGTGCTTTCAGCCCGGTGTAATTGCCGTTTTCGTCGGTGCCGCCGATGATATTAGAGATAGTCTGCGCTTCGGCATCGTCGCCGACACCTTCGGCTACGCGCACAACGACAATGACCGGTTTCGACTGGTCGGCGATCGCCTGGAGGGATGCGGCCAGGGTGCCTTTTGTACCCGCTTTGGCGATGGCGCTTTGCACGCTGGTAATCAGTACGGGCTTATTGAGTGGGAAGGTGGCAGCATCGGCATCGCTGGCCGTGCAGACCATGCCGATAATAGCCGTTGATACGGTGGAAATGACGCGGGTGCCGTCGTTAATCTCGACAACCTGGACGCCGTGATGAAAATCGCTCATCCGTTTAACTCCGTGGTTAAGGGTGAGCATTATTTTCAATCGTGGTGGAAAGGGTGACGAGTCATCCCCGCTGTAACAGGGGTAGTACAACAGGAATGACCGTCAAAGGTCAGGCAACACGACTCCAGCACATCAGCAGGATGTGGGCTTCAACCACGCTGAACGATTGACTCTCGCCGAGGCTGGCAGTTTTGCCGCTGGTCGTGTGTTTATGGGGCGGTACCGTAACTTCGTGATCGTGCTCTCCGGCGTCATCGGTCACACCCAGCTCTTTCGGGTTAAAGAGCTGCCGCACATCGCCGCCAATCTCCCAGGGGTCATCCTTACCGGCCACGCCACCATGATTGTGTTTACCGTTTTTCGTTGTGGTCAGTTTCTTTTCAGGCAGCTCATCGGTTTCGCCGGTCACATCAATCTGTACAGCGGGCAGGTTAGCGCGCTGGAGCGTGACGGTATCGCTGCCGCCGGTTGCGCCGACGTCCGAGCCGTCAGCCTTGCCCACACGGATCGTTTTGTTTTCGCCGGTGTACACCCATTGAGACCACGGCCAGCGCTCATTGGGATTGAGGTTCTGGTTAAAAAAGCGGGTGGTTCCCACCGGGTTGTCATCCTCCCAGAAATCTCGCTTTGCCGCCGTTATCGCATCGGCAATCACCTGCTGAATATCCGTATCCAGCTGGCCCGAAATCTTGTCGGCATAATCCTTTGCCTCATTTTTCGCACGCTCAACCTCCTCCACCGAGGCAATAATGACCGTTGGATCGGTTTTAAGCTCCACCGCGACTGTTTTGCTGACGGCTATCCACAGATTGATGGCCTGCAACCGCCCGGCCCCTTCTGCCAGAAGCGGCTTATACACTGGCGGGAGACTGGCTACCGCCA